TTTTTTATTTTTTATTTTTTTTTTTTTTTTTTTTTTTTTTTTTTTTTTTTTTTTAAATATAAATACAAGAACGAGAGAAAGGTTACCAAAGTAACCGGGAAAGACGACCATTGCGGTGTGAAAAAAACGATGAAACACCTGTTACCGACGTACATCTAAAATGCACATTTCAAAAGATTTGGGGATATGGCCCTTGACAAGCAATATCCCCTTATCTGCTAATGGACGATCGTCTTGCTGTCCACATTCGCAGCATACTGTTCTAGAAAAGCCTCATAGAGACTTCTTGCCAGATAATGAGAATTGCGCCTATGGCGGGCACGTTGTTCAAGGTTATCAGTCTTCATTTTACATTCTCTCCTTAACTTCGAGAAGCTCACAATCGTTATCGTCGCAGAACTCATCTATAAGCTGAATAGCAGAGTTCCAATCCATAGCTTTGAAAATGGCGTCAAAATATCCGCAACGCCATGCAAAGAGTACAACATCGTAGGTTTTCATTGTCTCATCCTATCCTTATATATAAGCCATACACAGAGAGAGAATGGTCCCTCCGTACAGCGAGAGAGACACGCTTAGCGTGTGGCACATATATAAAGATAGGGGGAGTAGGTTCACTCCCCCTGTCGTTTGTTGCGTTACCGTTTCTTTGCCGTGTCCCGCATCCAATCCGTCTCTACAACGTTAAGAGCAGAATAGATATGATCAAGTATCACTTGCGCCGTCTGTCCGCGATACTCGTCATTAATCTTGTCTCGAACCTTAATACCAACTGGTTTGCGGAGGCTAACTTTCAGATTGTTGTAACGCTCGGAAATCAGCGCTAGTGTAGCTTTCCTTGACTTCTCGAAAGCGACACCTTCGCGAAAGTTGAAAATGAACGTTACAGCGTCATTCTCGTCACGAGCGTCAATTACTTTCTCTGCTCTAGACTTGAGCCATGCGAAAAAGGTAGCATCGTTCTCGCTGATACCAAACTCCGTTTGAGCTAGCGCGATTGCTACAGCGTTAGTATCACGAAATGCCTTGTTAGGCGCAATTGCTGCAATTTCCTCAGCCGTCAGCTTGAGGAATGGGTTAAATGTTTCTTGAGCGTCTACGCTCACTTTGGTTTCGGTTTCGATTGTCTCTGTATTCATGATTCGTTTCTCCAAACGCGAAAGCCCCCGATTTTACTCGGAGGCTTTAGCTTTTGGAGGCTAGGTTACTAGCCTCTTCTCTGGCGTACAAAAGCTTAGATGCACAGGGCATCTGAAAGGTTGCCTATAGCGCTCTCGGGAGCGCTCAGTTGATAGCGTGCTGTAAGCACTTCGCGCTCACGAACCTCGTCCGAAACCGGATTCATAGGTCTTGTCAAGATAGCATCCGGCATGGGTCCAATGAATCTCGACAGCGGCTGTACCGTTGTCTCATGCTGTAGCGTTACCGTGACGACCGGCTTTGCGTGGTTCCAATGGTCAGTGTAAAAGCTAAGAATCCTGCCAGTGTAAACCGCGTGAATCCAATCTGCGCTCATCGCTTTCGGAGCATTACCGTGCTGTACTCCAGCGCTAGCACGTCCAATTCGCGAGTTATCAGGTTCAAACTCAGCTTTCTCAATCGGCATCGGGCGCTCTGCCCGGGCGCTAGCTTTGCGCGCCTTGTACTCCTTAACCATCGCGCGTAGCTCAGGCGTTAGTGTCTCTGCTATCATGCTCTACTCTTTCTCTGTCAGGCTATTCTTATCCGTCAGATACTATGATGCAACTAGTTAACTAGTAGGTTGTCCAGTTCTCCACGAAAGTTGTCATGACAGGTTCGTCTCAAGGCGCGGTATTCCAGCTTTCCAGTGTGGTATAATGCGCCGCTACCTAGCAGCGATAGCGCCTGTACCATCCTTAGCAAAGCTAGCATCGCTAGCGTCCTCAAAAAATCGTTAGCGCGAGGCGCGGGGGGAACGCTCCCCATAAAATTTTCTAAGTTTTTCTCTAACTCATAGCATATTAGTAATAATAGCAGCGCCCGCAGCGCCCCCTCTGGGGCTATAATATACTAGGTACTAGTAATGTGTCTTTCTAGTGCGCTAGTTACTAGTTACTGGGGGAGAGCATATAGGGAAGCGAAGAAAAAGGGAATATTCTGCGGTGTGGTGTGAAACAAGAAAACCGACCTAAGCCATTGAAAACAAAGGAAATGGAGTCCTTGACAACGAGGGGTCAGGTACGAGACACTTTTAAAGGTTTTAAAAATTTTCAGGGGTCTAGTATATGCCCTTCACGATAAAAATTCCAACTCATAGCATCTCTCCATCCATGCTATTATCCTACGAACTTATGCACCTGGCGTTCTCTGCCCCAAAAAGGGCAGCTAGTGCTCCAACTCCTAGCAGCAAAGCGGAGTTGCTAGGAACGCGGGGTCCTAGAGGGTTGCGTCAGGTGCTCCAAGAATACTTTGCTCCTTCAGAGGTAAGAGATAGCACAGATGCAGTTGCTCCTTCGCAGGGGTCATAGAGCTTTTCACTCATTGCGCTATGACCCTTCTTTTTTAGGTGCGAGATACAGAGTATATTAGCCAAGGGAGCATGAATGATCAAAAGAATAAATCAAGCGTGGGCGATAAGTCCAACCGCAAAGGCAGCATCAGCGTTGCCTCAAGGACAAGCATATACTAGAGTAAATGGCATTCCAATAATATCTAACGTAGGTCCAGGTCCAAACTATCCCCCAGCTCCGCCTCCCATCTCATATCAGAATCCTACAATTCCTCCCCCTCCGCCAGCGCATCTTTATTATGGAGGCTCGCTTAATGCTAACACCGGAGCAATTGGTCCTAAACCTCACCTCGGGCGCCATTTCCGCCACCAAAAGCGATTGGAACTTATTGTTAGAATGGAGAACGCAGGACTCCCCGAGTCAGCAATTGCTCCTATGCTTTCCATCACTGTTAATAGATTGCGTCATATTAAAAAATCGACTGACTATCTCGCGGCTCGTATCAAAATAACCACCGGCCTCATTGTGGATCAAGAAGGTGCTCTAGCCGAAGTTAAAGCGCAACGCAAAGAGATGCTCACCCAGATGCTCCCTACGGCTCTCCAAGTAATAGCAAACGCAGTGAATACTCCTGCGATCACGCTAGGAGAGCGCCGCTTCCAGCATGAAGTCGCTAAGGATATCCTCGACCGCGAAGGACAGTATACCCGAGTAACCCGAGCCGAAATAGTATCTTCCCCGAGCTTTGACTGGTCTGTCCATGAGCAGAATACTTTTCAGATATTGCAGGTAGCATCTACTGGCTCGATAGGCCATCCGAGCACCGCGAACGGCGGTGCGAGCCGCGAAGCGGGGGCCGAAGGCCCGATGGCCGGGCAGTCCGGGGAGCTAGATAGCAGCTCTGCTGCTATGTTCGCCCCAGCTATAACCGCCGCTCTTGCGGCGGGAGGGCGCGTAGCTGCTACGCAGGCGATTATAGATGCGTTCCGGCAAGGCTCTACGACCGCCGAGGAGATGCAACTTGCGCTAGACTCTTTGAACGAGTAAGGAGCAGAAGCTTGATCTACAACAGCACGTTCAACATTACTATCAACATCGACACGCTGAAAATCAGCGTGGGTAGAGATTGGATCTGGAACGGGGTTTCGCCCCCGATCTACTCTGTAACCATCACTCAGACTGGAGAGTCTCGTATGCCCGAAAAAGCCCCTGCTGGTCATGCTCCGATGCCGCTATCAAAACCAAAGCCCGGTGGCAATGGAATTACTGCTGGCGGCCAAGGTTCCTTTACAGCTCAACTACTAAACAACGGCGTTCCAATCTCCCTCCCGGGAGGCTCTAGCTGGAGTTGGAGCGACGACGACCCGTCATCTACTATTACCCTTGATCCCTCAGACCCTACTGGCGGTTCTGTAATCGTTACAGTTCCTGCTAGTGACACTGCTGCACAGCTTACCCTTTCAGCTAGCACCGTCGATCCTACCGGAGCAACCCAAACCGGCTCTCTCGTAGTGCCGATTGCTCCAGGTGTTAGCATCTTTACCGTCACAGTAACTCAGACGGCCTAGAGTTCTCCGGTGTGGTACAGGTGATCGCTGTACGCCTCTTGCGGAGAATAGGGGAGGTGCTCACACCGCCTCCCTTTCATCTTAGAAGGAGCCGAAGGCTATGCCTAAACCTATGCTAAGAGTCCAAGGAAAGAATCAGGGCAAATATCAAGGTCTTAAAGTAGGCCAAGATCAAACAGCAGTTCCTCGCGCCTCTAGCAGCCCAGAGGCTGCTAAGGCTGCTCGTAAAGCACGTGTAGCGCGGGAGTATAAAGGAGCAAAATGACAGATCGAATCCATACTATTATAGATGGCGTCTGTGCTATCGCCGCGCTAGCGGCTGCTTGGTGGGCACGTATCTCTAGTATCCGTAGGCCGTAGGCCGTAGATCCTTTTCACCGGAGCAGGTGAAAGGCACTTCGTGCCAACTGTAGCACACAGTCCTCAAACTATTCGCGCTCTGCGCGATGCTCTCCGTGCCCAACTCATGTACGGGGAGCTTGGGGAATCTTACGTCCCTCGTTCTGTCATCCTCAATTACAATCTCATCCCCACCCAGAATCTTCCCGCAGGGGCGAAGCGTCTAGCATTTCGTGCCAACTGCTTGATGGACCCATACTACCTCGGCTCCGTAGTCCTAAAACGCAGCCATTTCAGTAAGAACCCAGATAAGGCCACGAATCTTCACTACTTGATGTGTCTCATAGTCTTGAAGGATGGTCTAAAGGAGGGAATTGAGATACCCCGTGACCATCTCAAGACGACTGTGTACTCTGAGGTATATCCTATCTGGCGGGCTTTGCCCTTCGGGACGCCGGAGGAAGATTTTTTCAATAGCATCGGTTTCTCTGATCTATACATTGAATGGATGCGGAGATGTCACTCTCAGGATATCCGTATCCTCATTGTCTCTGAGACAATTAAGAATGCTATAAAACTTGGCTCTAGGATCTCTAATCACTATGAAAATAACGATCTTTTCCGAGAACTATTCTTCGACATTTTACCTACGGAGCGGGAAATCTGGACCTCTGACTCTCTACACCAACGGAGAACGGCTAACGGTAGCGGACAAGGAGAAGGAACATTCGATTTTATCGGTGTGGGGGCGGCCCTTCAGTCTAGACACTATGATCTCATTATTCAGGACGATCTCGTTGGGAGAGATGCTAGGCGAAGCGCAATCGAGATGGCAAATGTCATCGACTACCATCAAATCCTTGCGGGAGCCACGAACTTCAATATTGATAACCCCGGACGAGACTTCGACGAAATCGTAGTAGGAAATCGGTGGAGCCATGATGATCTCAACTCCTATATACGGCGGGAGGAAAAGTACTTTTCTTGGACCACACATTCTGCACTCGGAGGATGCTGCTCACTTCACCCATTTGGGCAACCGATTTTTCCTGAAGCCTTTACTCGCCAGAAGCTCATGCGATGGAAACAGCGGCTTGGATCTTATCATTTTTCATGCCAGTTCCTCAACATGCCCATCGACCCTGCTAAGAAAAAGTTTAATGTGGGAGATTTTAGATACTTCAACTTTGAGCGTACCTATGGTACAATCTCTATCCCGAAAGAAATAAAAGACACGCCTTGGTCACATGGTAAACGCTATCAGTTCGATATAGCACCAGCCCCGCAACAGTACCGCACCGTGATTAGACATCATGTGGCAGAAGGCGATGTGGAAAATGATGTATTCCCTCGTCATTTGGATAGGTATCTCGTTACTGATCCTAATCATGGCGGCGAGCATCCTGATAATACTCTTGGTGCTACTAGCGGCCGCTGCCGACACGCTATCTTGGTGGTTGGCATCTCCAATGATCCCCGGAGAGTCTATATCCTCGACCAATGGGCCGAGGCTTGTAAAATCGAACGCTACGTCGAAAAGATCCTCTTCTATGCTCTCAAGTGGAAACTAAAGCAGGTCCACTGCGAAGAGCATGGTGCGCAGAGCTATCTCATCTATCATTTCAACTATTTCCTAGCACAGAATGTGAAAGAGCATCCCGATCTTGAAGGCATGATAATGTTGCCTCTCAAGGCAGCTCGGAGAGCAAATGAGAAGTTTGAGCGGATCGACAATACTATTCCGATGGTCGAGCGCCATGAAGTCTGGCTCGATGCTAACAACTGTTCCGATTTCAGAGAAGAAGCCGAGAAATATGGTCAGCAGCGTACTACTATTGATCTCCTCGACTGCTTTGGATTCGTACCGGGTCTTGCGCCTATCGAGGTAGCCTCAGAAGAGAATCTCGAAGAGTTCTTCAAAAAGCAGAAGCGAGCATTTGCTCGTAGAATGGCGGCGGTAGCATGATGTAGAGCCCCATTATCGGCCTTTAGGCCGATACGAGCGAAGCGAGGCCCCCGAAGGGGGCATGGGGCGGGCAGGGGAACAGCGTATCAGGTGCTAAGAGCTAGGAGTATAGTATGAGCGGTGAGACTCCAGTATATGTGACTGATAGGCATGAGATGGAATATATCCCTCAAGGCGTCTCATGTACGGAGACTGAGATAGCTTATTACTTAAGGATTAGGCATAACAGTACTATACTTACAATCAGGGTCGATAAGGGTTCTCTTGCAATAACCAGTGCAAATAAGGAGACAGATGCCTTATAATCCTCCAATCCAACTTAAGAAAGACACCTTCGGGCGTGATACATATAAGGATATCTGCGAGTTCATTCGGGAGAAAATCGCCCATCTAGATCGTCGCCTTAATACCTTTCGTGCACATACTCTACCCGAGTATGCCCGTCTATATCGTGGACAGCCCCGCAACGAGTCTATAGATTGGCCGTGGGAAGGTGCCTCTAATCTTACTGTCCAGCTTATAGGCACCTTCTCTGATGAGCTTCTTGCTCGTCAGATGGCTGGCATCTGGATGTATGATCCTCTCTGGACTGCTAACCTCGCTGGTGATACCCCAACTAAAGATGGCGAGGAGATGAAAGAAATCTATCAGACTCTCCTACAGGATCAAGCCTATGATCCAGCAGAATTGGATCTCTATAGGGTGGAGCAAGGTGCTTTCCACTCTGCGAACAAATATGGCACAGGCGTTATTCATTTTCCATGGGAGTATCAGAAAGAGGTAGAGTATCTCTATATTAGTGGTGGTCTTGGCGATATTGGATCGGAAGAGGATACTACTCCTACAGGGCGAGAGAACGAGTTCGTTAGCAGAGATGGTCCTCATCCTGAGATGGTCCCTCTTAATAGATGGGGTTTTGATCCTAATTGCCCTAGTCTGGGTAATATGAAATTCTTCTATCATATCGACACTCTCGATTACTGGGATGTTAAGAATCTGAAAGGACGCAGTCCCTACTACAAACAAGAAGATATAGACGAGTTACTCCTTAGCCCCGATGCGAGGCAAGATGACGAAATGGAGCATGTTTTTACAGATGCTAAAAAGATTGACCCCGGAGGTATCAGCGACGGAGCAGCCCGCTGGTACATCCATCGCTGCGTCTTCACCTATAGACACAACGAAAAGAACTATTGCCTCTTCGCAAACTATCACAAGCGAAGCGAGCGAGTCCTCTATATTGTCTTCAACAACTACCCAAAGAACCTTATCCCATACGAGGATTGCAAACTCGCGTATGACGAGGAGTCCTATCTTGGAACAGGATTTGCAGAACTTCTCCATGTGTACCAGAAAGAGTTATCCAACAACGTTAACTGGCGAACAAATAACAGAAATTATGCAATGCTTGGGGCTTGGAGAGTTAGCCCCGAATCAAAGCTCTCTAGTATCCTCGATGTATTCCCTGGCGTTGCAATCCCAGCTCGGCAGGGAGAGCTTGAATACATTAAAGCTGGAACTGACGTTGGTTATAACAACGCACCCGACGAATTCATACAAGCCTGTGCTAAAGAGCGAGCAGGTGTTGATCCCGCGATGGGTGGAACTGGAGGAGGTGTCGTCAATCCGAAAAGAGGCATCTACTCTGCCGCCGGAACGAGCATGATCTTGATGCAACAGAATAATCGCAACTCGCTACGAACCTCAGACATGCGTAGCGCGCATGTGAAGCTAGGACAGAAACTGGGGATAATGTATGCCACGTTTGGTATTGGAGATCGTCTCAGACGCTACGGAACCAATGCTGATATCCTCAAGAAAGCATTGGACGCGGTTGCAAAAGGATCTCTTGGATTACGTCTCCGTCCGACTTCGGCCTCGCTTAACAAAGAGCTTGAACGCCAAAATGATATTCTCCTCAGTGATAGACTCCAAGGATATTATCAGCGTCAGGCTCAAATTATAGAAGCGATGATGAATCCGCAGTGTCCTCCTCCTATGAAAGATTATTTTGCTCAAACCCTTATCGCATCTAGAGTCTTGATGCAAGCTCTCGTCCGTAACTTTAATAAGAGCAACGTAGATGCTTATCTGCCTCAGGTTAAGCAGCTTCTAGCATTAGCAGCTCAGGGAGCACAGCCTCCGGCTGGGCCGGGTCAGGGAGCACCTAGCATGGGGCCACCAGGTGCTATGGGAGGGATGGGTGGAGATCAAGAAGGTGGAGGATTTAATTCCATACCGGGAGGTTTTGGCGGAGGTATGGCGGGAGGAACGCTTCCAGCCGGTGGTGGTCTTCCTCAATAGCTTGGCTGATGAGCAATTAGGTTTTCTCGTAGCCAATAACTTTTCTAGCGATAAGGCTCTCTTAGAGAAAGCTGTGAACGCTGCTAATATCAGGGTTATTCGGATGATTCAGTTTCTTCCTACAGTTATAGCAGAAGCTGAAAGACAGATCGAAGAGACTAAGGTCTTGAAGATGAAAATGACGAAAGGACAGGAGCGGGGAACGATATGAAACTACCGTGGCAGAAAGCTAAGGATGCAGAGGGCAATGAGACTCTTAATATCGAACTCCCGAAGGAAATGTCAGAGAAAATCGACGCTGCTATTTCCTCGGGTCAAGAGAGTAAAAGTCGCTTTGACGAGCTTAAAACATCTCTCGATAATATCAATGCTCGTTTTCTACGTGAGGACGAGGAACGTCAAAGGCAGCAGAATGCTGCACGACAGCAGCAGCAACAGCAGGAGGCACAAGCCACTGATGATGAGATCACTCAGCTAATGCTCACTGATCCCGTCGCAGCAACTCGTCGGATTGTAAAGCAGAGCACTGATAATCAGGGTGTGGCCCTGTTAACTATGCGCGCAGACGCTCTCCGCAGAGATGTATTTGAAGATACTGAGCGCTTTCCATACTATACCGGAGAGATCAGATCGGAGATAGACAAGCTATTAGAAGGGCAGACTCTCCAGCATCGGAATGATAGGGGAGTGATTGAAAATGCCTACTACGCGACTCTTGGTCGTCACCAGCGTGAAATGGCAGACGGTAAACTCAAGTCCCGTTTTGCTACATCTGAAGGCAACAGAGGAACTGCTACAGGCAATATCAAAGGAACCGAAGAACCCGTTGTTAAGCCTCTTGATGAGGATGGCAGAAAGGCAGCAAGGATTCTAGGCTTTAAAGATGATGATTATGCGAAGATGTTGCATGAGGAGGGGGTAGGCTATGTCTAATGAATCTAAAGTACTCGGAGGCAAGGCATCAGATATGGTTCAACCCTCTCTCCCTCCAGAGAACTCTGGGAAGACCGCAGAGCAGCTAAGCCAGGAAGCTAAAGAACGTATTTTAATAGCTGAAAAAGCAGCAGCGGATCAGGTAGTCGCAGGTGCTAAAGCTGCTGAGGCGCAGCCTTCAGGGTCTGTTGTAAATATGACCCGAGAACAACTAGAGTCTGAAATCAAGAGAATCTTGGGGACTAAGAGTACAGGTACTTCGCATCCAGCAGAGGTAATTCCTGAGCCTAAAGTACCTGAGCCAGAGCCTGACTGGGCATCTCTAACAGAGCTTGAAGCTACAGATCTGCGTCGTGCTATCAACGTCCCTCTTATTATGCACGAAATCCCAGCCTATCTCGACATCAAGCTCAAGGACAACGAGTACGTAGCAGTCTGGGCGAACAGAGATCAGCGCCGCATAGGTGCTCTTGAGGCCGAAGGTTATGAGTTTCTGCGCCGTGAGCATCTTGCAGGCGACTTCAAGTTACCTCTGAAGTTCGATAGCGAGGGTCTTTATATCTACGCCGATGTAGTAGCAATGCGCGTCCACAAGCGCATCCTCTTCGGTAAGCGTCGTCGGACCCAAGAATTATCCCAACGCCAGCTCCGTGGAGCACAGCAGATAGCACAAGAACGTACCAATAGCGAGTTGATCCAGAAAGACCCGAATCTGGAAGGGGCATTTCACAAAGGCTCTCTCCAGTACTATGATGTAAACATCTAACCCTGGAGCAGAAAGGAGTTCTCTATGGCCGGTCCCAATCTTCTCACACATCTGCCGATTCTCCAAGTTCAGAACAAGGCAGATACGACTCCATTTACTAAAGCCATGCCTGAACTAAACGGTCAGATCTTCGCATGGGGAACTCCTGTGATGAAGACCGCCGCAGGTTACTGTCAGGCATGGGATGGTGCTACCGTCACCTCTGGTATTCTAGGAGTGGCTGAAACTTTCGGCCTCAATCTAGGAACTAGCGGTTTCGGTATGCCTGTCTATCCCTTCGGGCAGGTCTACGGTCCTATAGCAATGCAGACCTATGGCAATGTCCCGAATCAGCCCTTGGCTGTCAACGTAGCACTTGGCACTCCAACATCGGATGGCCGCACTCTCTATGTCGAAGGAAATCCCGATAACATCTTCGAGGCTCAATTCGACAACAGTGCTGGAGCCGTCGCTGCTGATTGGACTCCAACAATAGCAGATATCGGCGCAAGCTATGGCCTTACCAAAGGTCCAGTGCCTGATCCTTATTGGTATGTCGATAAGGGTAAGACTGGCGCTGCTGCTGTTGTCAAGATCGTCGGCATCAACACTGTCGATGGTTTCAACCTCAACGCGAGAGTGTTCTTCGTATTTCTCCCGGCAGCAATTCAAATATAGCCTAAACGCTTGGAGCAGAGCGCACAGCTAAGATAGGAGATTCTAGATGCCTCAAGTCAGAGCTAAATTTCCTCAGCTCATGCAGCCGGGACTACGAAAGATTTACTTTGATAGTCTTGACTCTGCGCTGAAGGCTTCGTCATATCCCGCAGTCTTTAACGAAGAGACTAGCAGCAGGGAATATGAGCAGGAGCTTGAAATGGCTGGCATCTCTGCTCTGCAAGAGAAGCCAGAAAATGCGTCAACAGCTTATACTGAGATGAAGCAAGGTGGATCGAAAAGATTCTATCCAATCACCTACTCTCTCGGGCTACGAACATCTAAAGAGTTATGGGACGATGATCAATATGGACTTGTCAAAAAGGGTCCAACTCTCCTCTCCCGTAGTGCAGCATTCACTCAAGAAATGGTAGCGTGGAATGTTTTCAATATGGGTTTTACATCGCAAGTTACCGTATTTGATGGTAATCCCCTATTCTTCAACCAACACGCTCTACTTGGTGGTGCTGCTGCTACAACTCTCGCTCCAGGAGCGGCTGGAGTTATTTCTCTTGCTGGCACGTGGCCTAATCGTCCTGCCCAAGACATTGATTTCTCTATCGCTGGACTACAACTCGCTACAAATCACGCTGCAAGGATGATTGATAACATGGGATTTCCTATCAGGTTGCGGTGGGAAAATCTCATTACGCCCCCGGAACTCAGGTTCTTGGTCAGGGAAATTTTGGGATCTACTGGTAAGCCCTACACAGCAGATAACACGATCAACTCTCTGATCCCGGAAGATTACAAGAACATCGAAGTTCCGTGGCTCAACTCTCCTAGTGCGTGGTTTCTCGTAGCAGTTAAGTCGGACCATAGTCTCAAGGTGATCCATCGTGAGCGTCCTTCTACGGACTTTGACGATGACTTCGATACCGACGCCATCAAGCAAAAGACTCGCTGCCGTATGACGAGTGGTGCTGCTCGCTGGCAAGGTACTTGGGGGACACAAGGTCCGTAGTATCTGCGCATTCGCCACGCCGGAGGCGCAGAGAATGAGGAGAGGGCGGCCCCTGCTCCCCGTCCTCTTCTCTGAGTTCGAGTAGGAGGTACTCTATGTTCGACGGTGGTGTCAAGAGGACATTTTGGGCTGGACCGTGGAAGATGTGTATGATCTGTGATCGTAAGACTAAAATCGCAGATATGAGATGGCAGCGCGGTCTACTCAAATGTGACAGATGCTTCGACGAATGGCCTCTTCTCGGTCAGCGAGAAGTAGGTATAGAGTACGTCCTTAATGATGGAAAAGAGGAGCTAGCACCTGTCGATAAACTCCGTAATCCTTCTATGTATGAGGAAGCGGAGGACTTTTCTATCTAAGGAGATACTATGTCCAATACTGAATCGACATGGACTCAAGATACTCCAACTCCCGATATGGAGATCTTCATCGGAGCTAGCGACTTCATTGATACATCAGCTCATGCTACATTCGGTTCAGCAGGAGCTGGTCTATTCGCTATGACAGTTCCTGCTAGCACCGCGAGTACACTCTTTGCGAGTCTATCAGATATGATGAAGAAGACTGGTATCGGTCTTCCGAAAGATCCTCGCGGTTATAGTGGCATTCCACCTCTGACAGCATCGCAGATGCCTACCTTGGGGCACGGTATCAGTCCTACGAATCTACCACCTGCTAAGGGTATGTACGTTACTTCTGTTGACTTAGTCTATACAGTCGCCGGAAGTGCTCTTACCCTCGCAACCATAGGCTTGACCGATACAACCTTCGCCAATAACGTTGCTCCTGCCGTCACGAATAGGATCGCTGTTGGTGCTAATGGTATGCCAACTGCTGTTCAGGTACAGCCTTATAAGTTCAACGTTCCTGTTCCTCTGACTCAGCAAGTCTTTCCAGTTACTACAGGAACTCAAACTATTCTGAATGTCAATCTCTCTGCTGGCACAGGAGCTTGCACCTTCTACGGCGCTGTACTCCATTGCACCTATAACCTGAACTGAAAGGAGCGTAGCTCTGTGGCCGTTCCTACTACCAATGACTTTACTGGCCGTATCTGGCGTATTGTAACTACCGGGAACATACCTTTTGCCAATTTCAAAGTAAAAGGCGGAGTATGGTCCGGTGGTACAGCGGGTCAGGTATTTTCATTCGTTGATGTAGCAGGTCGAGAATATGATTTCACTTATCCAGCATCAGGGAATGCCCTGACACTAGGAGAGATAGGTTGGATAAGTGGACCTGCTGCTATTACCGCAATCCCCAGTGGTGAGATGCAGTGGTGGATTGCACCTTGAGGAGATACCATGAAGAGATTTCTAGCCTTAGCAGCCTTGGCTCTAGCTAGTGGAGCAGCTAGTGCTACAAATATAACAGGGAATATCGCTCTTGCAGGAGCAGATACTTATACTACGAGCGGTATTCACTTCGACGGTCCAGGTATTGTGTTGATCGGTACTGGTAACTTTGCTACTCTGATAGGGGATACCTTCCCAGTCTTTCCCCCGTCTCACCAGTTAGTCTTTGCTCATGGGAGTGGTCGCGTAGCATTTGATATTGGGGGTATTAGCATGGACCTCCTCACTCTCAATGTGATGAGTGAGAATGCTAACTTCCTCAACATCATCGGCACTGCGAACATGATAGAGCCTGGTTTCACTACCACTCTCTATGACTACACTCTGACAGCTACTAGGCCAGATGGAGTTTCCAGTTACACCATGACCGCTGCTCCTCCAGCCCCGGTAGCAGAAATCGGAACCCTGCTAATGGTAGGAACAGCGTTCTTCGTATTTGCTATCGGTGGTCTGGTAAGACGGAGAAGTCTAGTACATGGGTAAGATTACTACAAGAAAGAACGACAATAACACTCTCGATCTAGAGATTACCTATGGAGGCGAGGATGCTCCTTTCACGGGATTGGATACATCTGCGCCTCCAGCTTATATTGATCCCATGTCTTTCAGCGACATGAGTGGCTTTGTCGTTGTTAATAATCAGGCTGTAGCTGTAGGATGGCGTAATTTAGGTCTTACTCTCTCGGGATGGGGATCGAATATCTATCTAGGATGTGGTAAGTTTTATGCTAATAACAAGAATTATAACTGGATCTTAGGTTATACCTCAAGCACTACTGCTGGTCCTCCTGAAAGTACTACGGTTACTTATACCATCTACGTCTTTGGTGGTGTAAAACTTAGTCAGACTATAAGTCCCACTGGTCCTTCTCTTCCTGTGACTCAGAATCAAGTAACGAGTTCTGGTACAGGTGCAACTGCTACTATCACAGTCTCTCCCAATTACTCTATTACGGATCTTAACGCCAACGACTATTGGCTCCTAACTATCGGCTCAGGACAAACAGCATGGCTCTATTACTGGAGCACTGCTGGCACATCCTTGGAACCAAATACTCCTCAGCAACTTGCTACTAAGATAGCGTCTCAGATCAATGCTATGTCGCCAGCAATTGCGACTGCATCAGTTCTCTCGGATGGTTTGACCGTCCAAGTAACTACTGTAGCCACTGGACTTGCTACTAACAGTACTACTATCAGTCTCTCAGGTATCAGGAACGCAGTTGGCTCAGGTACTCTCCCGAATGGTGCTCCAGTGACCGGAGTATTTATAACTGCCCCATTTGCAGGAGGAACTGATCCTACAAGTGAAAACTTCGGACTGCCTCTCAATCCTCTTTCATGGACAACTATAGGAGAAGATCTTTACTTTGGTGGTCCAGGTACTTGTATCTTGAAATTTTCTTATCCTAATGAGAATCCTGTCTTTGGTATCTTGACCCAGTATACTGGAGCAGTTGTCCTTAATAAGTTCAATAATCAACTTATAGCAGGAGGAATGGTTCCAGGCCCAAATCAAGTTATTCAAAATGCTGAGATGCTAGTAGGATGGAGTGCTCCAGGCAATTTCGGTGAATGGACTCCTACGAATCAAGTAACTAACGTCGTGACTGGAGCAGGATTTAACCAAATAGCTGATATCTCCGATTACATTAGTGGCCTATTCATAGGTAATAATATCATGGTAGTTCTTCGCGCTTGGGGTGTAGACTACATAAACGCTCTCCAGAATGCTGTTATTCCATTCGATTTCAATCACATCTCCAATGCTCTTGTAGGCGAAGGATGTCAAGATAGTAGACTTGCCACTCAGTATGATCAAGTAGGATGTTTTATCGGCACGACTGATGTATTTCAGTACACTGGACAGCTCAATGCCATCGGAACAAAGATTAAGAATGATATCATATATGATGCACTTCAGACTCCTGTGCATCGTAGTAGCGTTAGCTGCACTGCAATGTTCATTAATGCTATTAACACTTTTGCTTTTTTTCTAATTGATCATAA